CCAGGGAAGAAAGGGACTATATGGCAGCTGTTGCACAACTGGGTTGCATTGCCTGTCGGTTAAATGGGTTTTCTGGTGTGCCAGCAGAGGTTCACCATCAGCGCAGAGGTACCGGTGCAGGAAGGCGGGCCAGTCATTTTAACACGATGCCGTTATGTCCGGGTCATCACCGGTTTTATCCCGATGCTATACACGTCAATGCTCGATTGTTTGTGAAAAGGTATGGCTCGGAAGCAGAGCTGGTCAGACGTACCCGTGATGAGGTGCAGCGTTATCGACAAACCTTTGTGGGTTATACCGGAGTTTGAAGATGTTGCTTGCCATGGATCGAAGTACACACAAGAACAACCCTTGAATAAGGAGAATGCCATGTACTTTGGTTTGGAGTCGGCGTTGATGCGGATCTTTGGAACACCGGAACTGATGGTGAAAACCGCCAGCTGGCAACGGGAAATCAACGCAGGTTATCGCAAGACAGCGGTGGCATCAGAATATCGCAGTACCAGAGATGAACGACTGGGTGATGATGGTATTCGTAAGGGAGATCTGCGAGGAAAAATGCAGCCAGAACTCTTTGCCATTTTGACGATTCGGTATGACGATAATCAGGCAAACCGTTCCAGCGCGTGGTTGCGGGTGACTCACCTTTTCAGGGGGGATGAACGGCTTCCCAAAGCAATTCGCAAGAACCCTGTGATGCTTGCCCTCTATCTGATGTGGTTATTGCAGCATCCTGATATGCAGCACAAGAAAGGCAAGGTAGGGATTACCGGAAAAAGCCGTAAGACAATTTATCGCTGGCGTGTTGCCTGTGAAGCCGTGTGCAACGAATGGATCAGATTGGCAGAGGATCAGGCAGAGGAATTATTGGAAGAGGCAGGAGCTATCAAATATGAAAACTGAAGCAATCGACAAGCTGTTTCTGGAGCTGAGCCAGATCACCACAGCCACCACGGAGAAAGAGTTGGCGTTGCAAAAGATTATGAAGCAGGCGTTTATGGCGGGAAGCTCACCTCTGAAAAATAAGGTGAATATTGATGATGAATGGCCGCGGTTTGTGAGATGGCATGAACTGGAGAATATTGCGCTGTCTACAGAAGCTTGACTAAAAATGACCCACAAAGTACGGTAAAAGCTCATGCTGGGAAAGTTCCCGATAACGCACTTCCCACTGCTTGAATCTTTCAAAGAAACCCGGCCCTCATTGCCGGGTTTTCTTTTTTTTATCCCTCCAAACTGAACCACTATAAAAAAGGGGCTTCATGTTTCACTTTTCCGCTTCGTCCAGGCGACGTTTGTCGACTTGTGATGAGCGGCTTCAGCGCGTGTTCAATAAAGTGATTGAGCATTATGACTGCACGATTATTTGTGGTCACCGGAATGAGGCTGCCCAGACGCTTGCGTTTGAAAGTGGCAAGTCGGAATTGCAGTGGCCTGACAGTAATCATAATGAGCTGCCGAGTAAGGCGGTGGATGTGATGGCCTATCCCATTAACTGGTTTGATTATCAGAGATCTGCACACTTTGCCGGTTTTGTTCTTGGTGTTGCCCAGGGCATGGGAATCAAATTGCGCTGGGGTGGTGATTGGGACCGGGATGGTGAAATCAAGGATCACCGATTTAAGGATTACCCGCACTTTGAGCTGGTGGACGATGATTAATCTGAATCCAATGGCAGGCATAGCCAAAGCACTGATGGGTGGTCTGGATGGCCTGTTTACCTCTGATGAGGAACGTGCCAAAGCTGAACTCTCATTGAATCAACAGTTACAGCAACCTCATATCCTGCAGGCATTGGCCAACATTGAAGAAGCAAAACATCCATCCGTCTTTGTTTCTGGTTGGCGACCCGCTCTTGGCTGGCTCTGTGTGTTTATTCTGGCTTGGACCTGGATTGTTCGTGATGTAGTGATCATCGGCTTGATGCTTGTTGATAAGTCTGAAGTGGTCCAACAGTTACCCACAGCCGACACCAGTACCGTGATTACTTTGTTGCTCTGTCTACTCGGATTGGGTGGTGCCCGAACCATTGAGAAACTCAAGGGTGTTGCAAGGAGATAGTCATGGGTGATGAAGACCGCTTCAATCGCATTGAGCAAAAGCTGGACGGTATTACCCAGATCCTGCAGACCTTGGCCAAACACGATGAGCGGATGGTGAACCTGGCGCTGCGGGAAAAGCGCAGTGAGGATCGGCTGGACACCATTGAGAAAGCCGTGCTCAAAAACTCTACCATCAGCAGTGTGATTCAATGGATCGCTGCCACCACTACCGCAGGCATCATAGCCTTTGCCATCAAACAGTTATTCTAACCATGGCCAACCACAGCAAATACAAACCGGAAATGTGTGATCAGGTGAAGGAGTTGATGAGCAGCGGTTTAAGCCGAAAGGCTACCGCGACGGAAATGGGAATCAGCTATAACACGTTTCTGTCGTACATCGATAAGCATGAAGAATTTGCAGAAGCTGTGGCTCAGGCAGATGTGTTGGCAGAGGTGTTCTGGGAAGAAAAATACATGCAGGGAGCATTGGGACTTAACAAGGATGTTTCCCCGGCCATGCTGATTATGTATATGAAAAACCGTTACCACTGGCGGGATCGTCATGAACAGACCGTGGTGGCGGAAAAGATACCGACGCTGGACGAATGGCTGGAAGAAAAGGACGGGTAAAGCCAGCCCGAGAGCGGCTGCTGACCGAGTTTACGTTCTACGCCAGCAAGTGCCTGAAGATCCGCACCAAGAGCGCTAAGGTGATCCCCTTTCAGTTGAACAAGGCTCAGCTCTACCTGGATAGTCGCATAGAAGACCAGAGAAAGCGTACTGGTAAAGTGAGAATTGTTGTACTGAAAGGACGACAACAGGGCTGCTCCACCTATACTGAAGGCCGCTTTTACTGGCTGGTGAGCAATCGCAAGGGATTACGAGCCTATATCCTGACTCACGAAGCGGATGCCACCGCCAACCTGTTTGATATGGTGCAGCGGTATCACGAAAATCAGCCACCGTTTACCCAGAGGGAACTGAAAAACAAAAGCTCCAAGTTACTGGAATTTTTCCATGACTCCGGGTATCGGGTTGGTACCGCTGGCAATAAGGGAGCTGGGCGTTCATCCACGGCACAACTGTTTCACGGTTCAGAAGTAGCGTTCTGGCCCAATGCGGATGAGCATCTGGCGGGTGTATTACAGGCAGTACCCAATGAAAATAATACCGAGGTTATTCTGGAGAGCACTGCTAACGGCGTCGGTGGTGTGTTTTATGATTATGTTATGGACGCTGATGCTGGGCGCGGTGATTTTGAACTGGTGTTTATCCCCTGGTTCTGGCAGGACGAATACCGTGCCGAAGTCCCCGCCGACTTCACGACAGATGCTGACGAAAGATACCTGAAGCAGCAGTATGACCTGGATGATGAACAGCTGCAGTGGCGTCGCCAGAAAATATATGAGTTGAAATCGGAAGATAAATTCAAACAGGAATACCCTTGCAATATTCAAGAGGCGTTTCTGTTCTCTGGTCGGCCTGTCTTTGATCCCAAACATACCGAAGCTGCCAGGCATGAGTGCTACTCACCCAAGTGGCAATGCGAACTAACACCCAATGGACTGAACAGGCAGAAAAAAGGGCTGTTGAAAATCTGGTACCCGCCAGATGGAGCCCAGCAGTACGTGATTGGCTGTGATGTTGCTGAAGGGTTGGCACCGATCAATGACAAACACAAGCACGGCGATTATTCATCCATCGACGTATTGGATCGTTCTGGTTATCAAGTGGCCCACTGGTCCGGCCATGTGGCACCGGATGACCTGGGCAAGATGCTTAATCATCTGGGGCGCTATTACAACAATGCCTTGATGGGGGTTGAACGCAACAACCACGGCCTGACCACCATCACCAAACTGAAAGACCTGAAGTATCCCAATCTCTACATGGAAACCACGGTGGACCAGCGCACACAAAAGCGAACCAAGCGTTTAGGATGGCTCACCACCAGCAAATCAAAACCGCTGATGATTGACCATCTGGCTGCACTGCTCCGGGATGGCGATGCAGGGATCTGCAATCTGGACACAGTGAAGGAGTGCCAGACCTATGTCATCGAAGACAACGGAGCCACCAATGCTCAGGAAGGCTGCTTTGATGATCGGGTGATCAGCTATGCCATCGCCCAGCAAATGGTGCTGAAGCTGCCAAGGCGCAAGATCAATATCAACGAGCTGCAGTATCGCTCCCCAGGGAAGTCAGCGTACTGATGGAAAGATCCATAATCATTTTCACCCAAAAGATGGTAGGTAACTGGCCAGCTATTATGGCCGGTCACCGTCTTGAGTGGCAGCGACGCAAAGGGAAGAAGGTCAGGTAATGGATAACGGACTGGTTCAGATCGCTACCCCGGATCAAGTAACCCAGGCAGAGCTGGATGAAGCATTGGACAACGAGCGTCGTGAACAGGCAGTTCGTGATGCATTTGCTTCTGACCTCTACAGCCGCTGGCAGGGTTACAAGGAATCAAGAAGTGAGGTGGAAGAAGAGTGGCTGGAAGCTCTGCGGGCAGTAAAAGGTGAATACGGGCCTGAGCAGGAAAAGGTGATGGAAGAGCAGCAGGCATTAAGCCGGGTGTTCATAAAAATCACTGCCACCAAGGTGAATGCTGCCTACTCCAGATTAATTGATCTTCTATTCCAAAACGTCGACTCATTCTGGGATATCGTCCCCAGCCCTATGTCTGATATTCCTGCTTCCATCAAACGGCAGATCCGGATGATGGCTATCCAGGAACTGTTGCCTTATCAGCTGGATCCAAGAACCAGAAACCAGCTGATTCAGGAACGCAATGATGAAATGGAGCGGACACTGCTAGCCGAAGCAATGGAAAAGGCCAACACCGCTGCCATGAAAATGAAGCGGCTGATTAAGGATTACCTGATCAACGCCAACGGTTTAACTGAAATAAAAAAGATGGTGCGGGAGCAGGTAACGCTGGGCACAGGCTGTATCAAGGTGGCCACCCTCAATATCCGCAACCATGAAAAGTGGGAAAGCGAAGGCGACGAATGGAAGCTGACCGAGCAGCAGAGCATCGAGCCTGATATTGAGTGGGCCAGTGTTTTTGATATGTTTCCCGATCCCTACTCTCATGACCCCGGAAAGCCCAATGATCTGTTCCGTCGCCATGTATTGACCAAGCATGAGCTGCGGGAGCTGGCAGGAAGCCCCGGTTTTGAATACGACACTGTTCACGCCATTCTGATGGAATCCCCACAAGGCAATCATGTGCCTGAAGATTACGAGCGAGAACTGCGCAATATCAACAATAACGATGAGCAGTATGTTACGCCCCATCGTTATGATGTGCTGGAGTATTGGGGGCCAGTAGATGGCCACCAGCTGATGGAATACGGCGTCACCGATATTGATGAGCAGTCGGAATACCAGGCCAATATCTGGATCTGCGATGGCCGGATGATTATGGCCAGGCTCAACCCGCTGAAGCCGGAAGCTATCCCCTATAAGTTTGTGCCTTACGAGAGCGTGCTTCATCGGTTCTGGGGGATCGGCATCCCTTACATGATGAACGACAGCCAGGATGTAATGAACTCCACCGGCAGAGCCTTGCTGGACAATGCTGCGCTGACCGCAGGCCCTATGTTCCAGATGGATGTGAGCAAACTGCCGGAAGGCGTATCACTGGAAGACGCCAAGAAGATCTATCCCTACCGACTCTGGTTCTACGATGGTGAGGCCGGGGAAGGCCCGATGATTGATGCCATTAATATTCAGAGTAACCAGGGTGACCTGTCCGGTATCTTTGAAATGTTCCGGCGATTTGCGGATGAAGAAACCTCACTGCCCAGTTACACCCACGGTGAACAGACCCAGAGCCTGAACAAAACTGCCAGCGGCATGAGCATGCTGATGACGGCTGCCAATGTGGCCTTAAAAAGCGTGGTGAAAAATATAGACGACTACGCAACGGTTCCGCTGATCGACAGCCTGTTCAATTTCGCCATGCGCTGGAGTGACAGCGAAGATGCCAAGCGTGGAGATCTGGATGTGGTGGCCATGGGCAGTACCGCACTGGTGGCCAAAGAGCTGCAATCGGAACGGATGATGAATGCCCTGAACGTCAGCATGAATCCGGTGTTGGGTCCCATGACCGATCACCGTTATCTGTATAACGAATACCTGAAAGCCCTGGATATTGATCCAGATAAAGCCCTGAGACCAGAGGAAGAGCTCTATGCCCAATCCCATGCACCTGAAGCCGCAGGAGGCGGAAGCCGTTCTGACGATGAGCAATCGTCCGGAGTACGAAGAGGTAGAGGAACACCTGCTGCGCCGACGCAAGTTGCTGCTGGAGAAACTGACAACGTGCCAGGATTCAACCAGCTTGCGCATCCTGCAGGGTAGAGTGCAGGAGTTGGATGATATTCTCGCTTTGCAGCTCAGGGCAGCGACGTATTTGAAACAACAGTAAAAACTAATCCGCTTCGGCGGTTTTTTTATGTCCAGAGATGGACAGAATGCCAGGAACGCGTGGAGCGTTTACTGGTGAATGCTTGAAGAAAGTGGACAAGCGACGGAGCCCCACGATCCGAAGGTCAATCCATATTGTGGACAAGCCACAGCGCCCCACAGGGAGAGTGAAGATGGCAGTCGATGCCGAAAAGCTGGATCAGGAAACCGATGCGGAACTGGCCGCATTAATGGGAATGGTACCGGAAGCCCCTGACGATCAGGACAAGCCCACCGACCAGAACCCGCCCGCTGATGAGTTACCCCCGCCACCTGCACCGGAGCCGGAAGCTACTGACGATGAGTCAGAGCCACCTGCCCCCACACCTCGTGAAGAGAGTGGTGAAGACTGGCAGGACAAGTACACCAAAGCGGAAGAGTCCCGCAAGAATGCCCATGCCCTGATGACCCAGGCTACGCAGAAGGCTGCCGATCTGGAGCGCAGCAATAGCGACCTTCAACGACAGATGGCCATGCTGCAGGCCAAAGTCGATCTGCTGAGTCAGCAGAGCATCAGCCAGCAAGGTGCGCCGTCGCCTAACAGCGAACCAGCGTCGTCGGATCAGTTTCAGGAACTCCGCAAGGATTACCAGGAGCTGGACCCGGTGTTCAACAAACTGGATGAGTCGGAGCAGCTGAACCAGAAACTGGAGCAACGGCTGGCCGCTATTGAACAGGCTCGTAAAGAGCAGGAGGCCGAGCAGGCCCGACAGGCATTTTGGGAAAAAGTACGAAGCCTTCATCCGGATGTGGAGCAGATTTCCGCCAGTGAAGACTTTAAGGGCTGGTTTGCCAGACAAGGAGCTGACGTGCAGGAGTTAAGCCGCGTAAGCCCCCTGGGAGCTGCCCAGGTGATGACACTCTACAAGGAGTCAGCAGGTCTTAATGCTCCCAAGCCCAACCCAGCGCAAAAAATGCAGCAGGCAAAACAGCTGAGCGAACCGCCGGTGCGGTCCCGTTCAAAACCGACCACACAAGGTCGTCAACCTGCCATGACACTGGACCAGATTGCGGCCATGCCGCAGAAAGAGTTTAACGACAATGAAGAAAAACTCGATGAGATTCTGGCTCAGTGGATAAAGCAGGGAGGGCGGCTCTAACGAAATCTCGAAAGAGATTCAAAGGACCTGAATCATGGCAACATCTACGTTTCCAACGGGCGCTATGGCGAACGCCCTGTCCGTTATCTATTCCAAAAAGCTCAACGCCAAGTTCTATAAACGAACAGTGTTGTCTGCTATCTGCAACACCAACTGGGAAGGCGAGATCCAGTCGGAAGGTTCCAAGGTGGTGATCCGTACCCGTCCGGATATCAATGTGGACGATTATGATCGTGCCACCGGGGTTGAGTATCAGGATCTGGAACCTCCCAAGGTAGAACTGCCCATCGACAAGACCAAGTATTACGCCTTTGTGGATGACTACATCCAGAGCGCCCAGGCCAATATTGAGCTGATCAACGAGTCCTCTGCCGATGCTGCAGAGAACATGAAGATCGCGGTAGACGGCGATGTGCTGGGGAATATCTACACCGATGTACATGTGGATAACAAGATTGATGGCGGTGGTACCGGTGTGGTTGTGGATAAGTCCAACGTACTGGATTACATCGTCGATATGGGCACGCTGCTGGATGAGAAAAACATCCCCGAGTCTGGTCGTTGGCTGGTGTTGCCACCCTGGGTATGCGGCATGATCAAGAAGTCCGAGCTGAAGGATGCTTCGTTGGCCGGTGATGGTACCTCCATCATGCGTAACGGACGACTGGGTATCATTGACCGGTTCACGCTCTATTGCAGCAACAACCTGGCGACTGCTTCTGGAATTACCCAGTGCATGGCAGGCGTGAAGGATTTCGCTGGGTTTGCTTCCCAGTTTATCAAGCATGAAAGCCTGACGCTGGAGAAGCACTTCGGCATGGGGCATCGCGGCCTGCAGGTGTACGGCTACAAGGTGTTGAAGCCTGATGCAGGTGTGCTTCTGGCTGCCAAACGCTCTTAACCTTTTCTTTTGAACCACAAAGTCACAAAGACACGAAGGAAAAGACAAGAAGAAGCTTTTCTTTGTGCCTTCGTGTCTTTGTGGTGAAAAGCTTTTTTATGGAGACATTGAACTATGGCCTTTGACCTTGAAACCTGCCGTAGCAAAGATGAACTGGAAGCCTTTGCACGGCAGATGTTTAACGTAGAGCTGGATAAGCGCAACAAGCTGGATCAATTAAAAGACGAAGTACGTCAATTAATGAACGGCGGCGAGCCACCCGCAAAGCAGGATGAGCTGCAGGAAGCGGAAGATCAATTCAGGCCAGCAGCCAGTAATAAAGAGCTGCGGTTTGTACTGAACAAAAATAACAACAGCGTTTTTCATTACAATCCACGGCTGGCTAAACGAATCGGGGTGGATCTGGAGTTTTGTGATCAGCAAGGCAATCGGTTGTAGGGATCAGCCATGAAGGTCATCAGCATTATCCAGCGGGTTCGCAATCTGCTTCAGGACAATACCACCGTTCCCAGGTGGAGCAATAACGACCTGCTGGATGCGTATAACGAAGCGCTGCTGGCAGTGGTGCAGAACCGGCCTGACGTGAACTCGCAGTTACTGACTTTCACCTGCCAGGCACAGGCGGTTCAGTCGCTGCCGCCTGGCACATACAGGCTCCTGGATATTGTGGATAACCCGGGCACTGGCAGAACGGTGATTGCGACTACCCGCAACAGTCTGGACAGCCTGCTACCCAACTGGACGACGGCCACCGGAACGGAAGTGGAGCAATTCGTCTACGATCAGAAAAGCCCCACTGTCTTCTATGTCTATCCCGTACCGCCAGCGGATCATCAGCTGAACCTGTTGGTAAGCCAGGCACCCGCACGAATAGCCATTACCGATTTTGAAACGGATATCCAGCTATTTAGCCTTGATGAACTGTGGCTGAATCCGGTGATCAACTACATGCTGTTCAGGGCATTCAGCATAGATATGGAAACGGAAAGCAATATGCAACAGGCCCAGAGTTATCTGGCCATGTTTGCCAATGACCTTGGGCTGAAGTGGAACGTGGATCAAATGTTTCGGCAGATGCTTCAGGGCAAGGTGGAGGGATAAATGGAACTGGACGCCTATCTTTCCCGAATCAGGCCTTATGCCAAGGGCTGCCCGGACCAGGTCATCAAAAACTATCTGATCATCACCCTTCGGGATATTTGCCACCGGGCGAACCTGTGGCGGCACAATGACAAGCTGTTTATGGTCAAGGATATAAAGCAATATTCGCTGACCGCACCCACGGGAACCGAGATTGCCACGGTACAGAACATACAGCGGGAGGACGGCACCCGGCTGGAAAGCCGTGACCTGCTGCCTCCATACATTTCCACTGGAACTCCATACTACTACCGGCACTTTGAGACAACGACACTGACCGTTGCACCGATCCCGGATAAGAATGAGATGCACGACATTGAACTGACCTTGATGCCTGCCTTTGATGCAGTGGAAGTGCCGGACGATCTGGGCCAGCTGACCCTGGAGTTTACCTGCTGGGGCGTACTGGCTGATCTGCAAATGATGCCTGACGAGCCCTGGACCAATCCACAACTGTCAGAAGTGAACCGGCAAAAGTACGAACGGGAGCTGAATAAAAAGCGCATTCGTGGACTGGTGGGTGCCAGTGGTGGTGAACAGTCGGTGACCCGCAGGAGATTTGTCTGATGCCATTGCCCACATCTACAGATCTTCCACCTATCCTTCGGGGCGACAGCTTCACTATTCCGGTCGCGTTTACTGATGTTAGTGACCAGCCAGCTGACCTGTCGGGCTGGACATTAATTTTCACCCTGAAGTTTCACCGGATGCAGCCTGACAGTGAAGCGGTATTGCAAAAGCGACAGACAGTTGCCGGTACTGAGGCAATGGTTATTGTCACACCGACGGATACCAATGAGCTGACACCCTATCGCTACGAATACGATATCCAGCTTTCCACTCCGGACGGTACCGGTGTCAGAACCTTTATGATGGGTACCATCACCCTCACCTCCGGCGTCACCCACTCCATTCGCTAAAAACAGGACAAGGATATGTCAGACCCGAAACTGGCGGATATCAAGGTATCCCTGATCGGTGAGGCCGATCTGATTGTGGCTCAACGGCAGGCCGTAGCCGAAGACAAGATAGCCATTGAGCAGATGAAGGCTGATATTGAAAACATGCAGTCTGATGTGGACAACGACCAGAGTGATGTTTCGACCCGCCATACAGATATCGTCGTTAAACATGGGGAGGTGGAAGCGGATCGGTCAGAGGTATCCAGCAACCGGCAAGATGTGGAAGACCGACAGACTGATATCATCAATCGCCAGAACGATGTGACCAGTCGACAGTCAGATATCACCGTCAAACACAATACCGTGCTGAACACTGCCGAGACAGTGGCAGAAGATAAAGCGCAGGTTGCCAGTGATAAGGTGGACGTTGGCAATACCGTCACTGCATTCAACACTACTGTCGCTAATGCCCTGCAAGCACTCACTGACGAAGGCGACCAGCAAAATACCAGAGTTATCGCCACCGGAGAAAGCCAGGAACAGCGGGTGATTGATGCTGGTGATACCGAACGGGATGACGTTGTTCAGGAAGGTATAAACCAGCGAAACCTGGTTAGCACCGAGAGCACCAACCAGCAGACGCTTATCTCCGCAAAAGGTACCGAACAGTCTGACCATGTAAAAGCTGAAGGCGATGGTCAGGTACTCAGGGTTCAGACTGAAGGCAACAACCAGATCAGTCGAGTCATTGCAGAAGGCGATACCCAAACTGCCCGATCCACCAGCGAGGCGGATCGTTCACTCAATGAAGCCAACCTTGCTCAAACCCATCGGAATTACGTTGAAGACTTCGCCGGTCGTTTTGGTGATGTGGATCAGGCCATTACCGATGCTACTGACCAGGCTGACCGGGCCAACACCGAAGCAGACCGTTCCAAAAATGAAGCCGCTCGCTCATCCGAAAAAAACGCCCTTGCAGAAAGCCATGCCGACAGGGCCGATGCTGCCGCCAATCGCGCAGACCAGATTGCTGAACTGGAAACTGTCCGTGATACCCTGATCGCCTCAGCGGTGCCCGCGCCAGATTTTCATCTTCCCCTGGTTTCAGACCTGTATATCCGTGAAGGATTCGGCCCTGCCGATCAACTGGATATTTCAACGGAGCAGGATGGCAGCCAGCTGGTCAATTTACCTACCCGCTCAGCGTCGTTCAGTCGGGATAGCATCAAGTGGTATACCAATAAATCCGGAGTACTGACTAAAGCAGAAATCAATGAGCCTGCCTTTGAACAAGAAGGGATTTTGCTCGAGGGTAGCAGCACCAATATTGTCCCCCGAAGTAATCATTTCTCATCTCACTGGGTAAAGTACCCCGATAGCTCGACCACCGTGATTACGGACAATGCCGAAACCGGACCCGATGGCATTGAAGGTTCTGCATCGCAATTAGACTTTGTTGGCAACAGCGCATGGCTGCTGACGTACAATTTAGGCAGTGCCGACCAGACCAAAGCTCATACCGCTTCTATCTGGATGAAAGGCAGTGTGGGTGGTGAGCAAATCAAGATTGATTTTAAAAATCAGGCATCAGTGGGGCAACAGGGAGATACCTTTAATCTCACCACCCGGTGGCAGCGCTACCAGGTCAGTACTGTTGACCCCGGTGATGGCAATCACAATATCCAGGGCTTCCAGATCCGTAAAAACGACGGTGTACCCGGCACCATTTTTATTTATGGCGCCCAGTTGGAACCACTGCCCTTTGCTACCTCCTATATTCCAACCACTGGCAGCACGGCTACCCGGTCTCCCGATTATCTGCGTTTCCAGCGAGCCTGCAACCTGGTGGAAAGCTCAAGAGTTCCCATGAGCTGGAGCATAGATTTTAATCGTTTAGGCGATGTACCCGGTAAAACGGGTTATATGATCTTTTGCTACGGCCGCAATATTGATGCGGGAACCAATGGTTGGGCGCTTGTGGTCTGGCCCAGTTCAGATGCCTATGGCGGTATGCGTGTTCGTCAGGGAATTGATCTGGTGATGCCGATCATTACCGATACAAAGATGCACCGGTTGATTACCACTGGAGAAGAGCAAAAATTGTTGGTCTACCTCGATGGCCAGCTTACAGGTTCGGGTAACCAGGCAAATTTGACCCGACTCTATATTTCGGAAGAGGTTTCTCTCGGACACGGTGGCGACCAGTGCATGTATGGACATATCCGGGATTTCAAAATCTGGCATCGGGCGTTAACCCCTGAGCAGATCAGTGTGCTGGGGTAAGCCATGAAAATCGACATCACTTCCTTTACCGGCGAAGTCCCCTGGCTGGACAGCCACCTGCTGGAAGACACTCAAGCAGAAGCGGCGGTGGATTGTCGTTTAACCAATGGCAGTCTGAGGTCCTACCGTGTTCCTAAGGATGAGCAGGTCCTGAGTGACACACCGCAGTCCATCTATCTGTATCGCAACGAAGGCAATCGTTATTGGTTCGATTGGTCTGCAGATGTGGATGTGATCCGTTCCCCGGTGGCTGACGACCCCAATAACCGGGTGTATTACACCGGCACTTTGAAAGGGCCGCGGTATACCGATAACGGGCTGGCATTGGGTGGTGGCAGTGACTACCCGGTGAATGATCATCAGCTGGGAATGCCTGAGCCTGATGTGGCTCCAGTGGTCAGCCTCAGTGGCACACCGCTGGAGGATGCCCAGGAAGTGGACGCCGAAACCCGCTTCTATACCTACACCTGGATAGACGAAAATGGTCGTGAAGGGCCGCCGTCATTACCCTCGGGTGAGATCAGCGTGCTGCCCGGTGAAACTGTCAACCTGACAGTGGCATCTGGCCCTGGTGCGGTTGACATGAATATTACTCATTTCAGGATTTACACCAGTACGCAGGTAGGCGTGTACCAGCTCTGCACTCAAATAAACAATGCCGGTACGGTAGCCACGGATACCCCGGTCGGCATCATCAGCGTGGTGGATGAAACCCCGATGGATAAACGGGGTGATATTCTGGAAACCATCGGCTGGGTAGCGCCACCCCATAACCTTAAAGGGATGGTGATACTGCCCGGAGGTGTAGCTGCTGGATTCTCAGGCAAGGATCTGATGTTCAGCGAACCTTACCATTTATATGCCTGGCCACTGGCTTACCGGTTGACCATTGAGTATGAAATCCAGTCACTGGCTGTTGCCGCCAACAGTGTCATCATTACTACGGACGGCTATCCCTATATAGCCTTTGGCACCGAGCCAAGCGCCATGACGCTGGAACGGCTTGATACCGCCCACGCCTGCATCAGCAAACGCAGCATGGTGGATATGGGTGATATGGCCTTGTACGCATCCCCTGATGGACTGGTGCGGATCGCTGGTGGCAGGGCTGACCTGATGACTCGCAATATCATCAACCCGGAAGACTGGCGGGAACGCTTCCAGCCAGACACCATCCATGCCTGTTTTCACGACGGTCGTTATTTTGGTTTTTATGGCGATTCAGAAAACGGCGGTGGTTTTATATTTAGTCCGGACAGCGGAACCTTCACTGAGTTAGGTACTTATGCGGATGCCTGTTTTCGTGACCTTCAGGACGACAGCCTCTATTTGGCCATCGGCAACACCATCCAGGCGTGGGACAAAGGCACAGACCTGATGCCATACCGATGGCGCAGCAAAGTATTCCAGGGTAAACCGACCGCCTTTACCACGGCACGGATTATGGCCGACAGCTACAACGATCTTATCTTCCGGGTATTCCGTGACGAACAACCGATACTGGAACTGCCGGTCACTTCTGACCGGGGCTTCCGACTCCCCGCAGGCCGTGGCAGCCGTTGGCAGTTTGAGCTGGCTGGCACCGATACGGTGACCGCCGTAATTGTTGCCAGCTCAATGGCTGAACTCTAAGGACAGATTCCCTTTATGGCTAAATTCCCTGCACTGCCTGCAACGGTAGACCGCTATGTGCGTGAGTTTTTGAACCGGCTGGCCGGTCGCAGTGGCAATGCCGGAGATAAGGCTGTATTGCACAGTGATCTGGCAGAACTGGGGTTGGCAAAAGAGAAAGGCCAGCGTTTGAGCCTGCCTGCCACTACCGTTGGCTCCATTACCGATACCCTGGAACCGGTCAATCCTCTGGAGTTGCCCGATAACCCCACGACTCCGGAGGCATTATCAGCCGCCGGTATTATGGGAGCCATTATCCTGCAATGGCAGCCAGCCAGTTATAAAGGCCACAACCATACCGAAGTTTGGCGAGCACAGGTAGACGACCGTGAACAGACATCATTGGTTCATGAAGCCAATGGCAGCCGCTATACCGATGTTACTGGCAACACCACCACCTATTACTACTGGATACGCCACGTCAACAGCTCAGGCAGGGCGGGGGGCTATAACCTGTTTAACGGTATCAGTGCAGAAGGTCAGGCCGGGACTGAACAGATTCAGGAACAGGTTAAAGGTGCTGTGGATAAAAGCTGGTTTACCCCGGACTGGGCCAGTTATAGCGATGATCAGGACGCATTATTGAATGATGCCCATGATCGGATTGCTCAGGAAACGAATAACCGCACAGCCGCCATTCTTTCTGAACAGCAAGCCCGTGTCTCAGCAGATTATGACCTGGAGGAATCCATTAATGCAGAAGCCAGTCGGATAGACTCGGTTATCGCCGACCTGTCCACCGAAACCACTACACGACAGGCAGCCATTACCAGCGTTCAGCAGGCACAGGTGGATGGTGACAACGCACTGGCCGCAGATATTACCAGTCTGAGCAGCACCGTGGGCCAGAACACCGCCAGCATTACGGAACAACAAACCGTCACAGATGGCTTGAAAGCCGAGTACACCTTGAAGGTGAGGCAGGAGAGCAACGGTCAAATCACAGTAGCCGGAATTGGCGTGGCATCCGGCCAGGCAGAAGATGGCCAACCCTTTTCCGAGATCGCCTTTGCCGCCGAGAACTTTTTCTTTACCACGCCCAACGGGCTGGTGCATCCCATGAGCATTATCAATGTAGGTACTGAATCGAGCCCCGACTACAAAATTATGTTGGATGCGGATGTGATGATTAACGGCCAGCTCAGTATCAGCCAGCTTCAGTCCGGTGAATTGCAAAACGGTACGGCACTTACGGTTGGGCAGGGGTCCATTGAGATGAGTACCGCCTCCGATGGTTACGGCCAGATCATTATTACCGGCGCGGGCGGTATCGCCACCAATGACTACCTGGTGATTAAGGAAGGTCGAATAGAGTCGTTTGTTTACACGACATCAGCAGGTCATGTTCGATACAAGGAAGTACGGCGCAATGAAAGCGGTTCAGCCACCAGTGGCCAGCAGGTGACCATACCCGCCTACTTCAAAAGCCAGCCGGTAATCCATCTGGCTCCCCGTGACATATCCATCTACAACGCCAGTTATCCCAGTCAGTCCCAACGGCTTGAACTGGAACACAGTCCGGTACTGCCACACCCGGATATTGAGGGTGCCTGGGTATTTACGCCTTATTGTCGTTTAGTGCTGGCTGATGGCGGCAAGACCGAGGCTCACGGCCTGACCTATGTCGGCGGCAATAACAGCCAGCGGTGGGAGGTGACCGGTGTCAAAAGCCTGAAGAAAGTCACCGTTAATAACCGTGCTGCCAGCAGGCGCCATACCGGCAGCGGTAACAGTTACCAGAACCGCAAGGTGACACTGGCACTGGAATATCGCCCGGCCGGTGGCAGCTGGACCAGCGGCGGCTCCACCTCAGTTGATATAAGTCAGTTCAATACCCACGGTTTGCAGGTGAGCAAAAGCCTGAGCCAGGGGACGTATGATATTGCCGTGGTGCTGACGGCACAGGATCGCAGCGGCACGTTTACCAGCGGTGCGCTGCAATACGATTACACTCAGGCCAATAAAGCAGGCAGCAACTGGTCAAAAGTACTGGAAAGCCCTCCCGGTAAATGGGAGTACCACCAGGATTACAGTCAGTCAATCACCATTAGCAACCCTGCCCTGAGTGGCTGGGAGATAACACGGATTGATTACAGTGCCAGAGTACAATTCACCATCAAGGCCCGTACCACCTACGACGGTAGCTGGATAATGAACGGTAAAATACCGGGGG